CGCCGCCAGGATAAATAACACCAGTGCCAGATACAGATACCGGCAAGGCGTCAAATACAGTTCTAGAGCGAACACCAGAATCAAAAGCATTAGTGGTGTCTTCATCACCAGCAACTAAAGCTTGATATTCTTTGTTGGGAGCAAGTGGGGCTTCAGGAACAAGTGTAGCTACTGTACGCCATAATGTTCCATCGCCAGTATAATCAACTGCAGAATCAGATACAGTAGCACCAGAAGCGTCTACTCTGCTAAAGGTAATACTGCACTGTACAAATCCAGGGAAGTATGGTGAGTCTAATATATCGTCTGCATTAAGACCAGGTTCTTCAAACGGATTCATTTCGCCGCCAAAGAAAACACCCTGATCAGGACCGGTTAATATAAATGTACCAGTATTGATAGAATCTTCATCCATCTCCTGGTCAAATGTTACGGTGAAGTTATCACCAATTGGTATACCTATTGAACCATTAGCTGGATATACATTTACTACAGTCGGTGCAGCCACTTAGAATCTACTCCTCTTCGATGTCAAATTCAAATTCATCAGCTAGTCTGTTTATTTCACATTGTTCAGCTGTTGGTTTTGGTACATCTAAACCATTATTGCCAAGAATCTCAGCTAAACCCTTAGCGGAACTTTGTGCTTTTTGTAGCTTTGCTAATGCTTTAAATTCATTTATCAATTTATGTGATGCTTTAAATTCTTTTTCTTCTTCTTCAAATTCAAACTTAATTTCTACTTTTGTTTTTACTTCTACTTTTTCGCTCATTTAAAACTCCGCAATTTTATTTTGTATAGTTTGTATAACACCAGATCTATTTAGTTTTTCTTCTTCTATCATTAAACATGCATGTAAAAAAACTAATTGTTCATTACTTGCCTTCATTTGTTTAATGGTTTTCTTTATGGTATTACCATTTTTACTTAAGAATATTTTAGCATTTTCTATATCAGATTCGCTAGGAGTATTATCTTCTTCTAGCTCATCTTCTTCATCTTCATCATTGTCAATAGTAACAGAAAACACTTCTGGCATAAGACTAGATTCATCTTCTTTTACATCTTCTGTATTTACAGAAAAGTTACCATTAAAATATCCAAGTTCATTTAGATTTTTAACTCTATTGTTTTCAGAATCAAATATTTTAATTTCTATTCTACTCGCAGATTTGTTAATGGTTTCAATTTCTTCGAAAGACAAAGACTCAATATCTAAAAGACCACTAACAGTATCATTCATAGTTAAATTTATAATATTATTTAAAAACCAAAAAGGACTGTCTCCTAATTTGACTTTAAACAGTTTCATTTTGTTTTCTCCTTGTTAAAGAAAAAAGGGAGAAGGAGACCGACTGCTCCTTCTCCCTATGAAACATTACGCCTTAAAAGACGCTACGATTTACAGACCAGAGATTGCCGTAGTAGTATCAAGCTCGCTGATACTTCCGCTAGAAGAAATAGTTGCAGTAAGTGGCATAGCAATTTCATTAGCTTTAACAGGCACATTACGAAGAACACCAATGCCAAGACCGTCTTCATAAATAGCAAAACCATAACGCTCTTTGAGCTTCATCTTGCTACTATCAGTAGACATATCTTCCCATTTGTCCATCACTACGTCGTGGTCAACAACAAGCGCACCGAGGTTATTAGAATCAAAGATCATAATATCAGCAGTGTTATTGTTAACGTTAAACGGAGCAAAAGGAGTAACGAGAACGTTCAGCGGGTGCGGAAAGTAATCCGGAATAACTGCGGCAGAATTCAGATTCTGATCAAGTTCAGAAACAGAAGTAGGAGTCTCAGTTGCAGCATTTCCACTAGGAGTAAACTGTCCATATCCACTTGGCAGACCTTGGCCATTCTGCGAAGAAGCAGACCATGGGTTACCAGACTTAGGCATATTATGCCTCTGGAACCATTGACCGTTGCCAGTGTTTTTAACGATAGTCTGAAGCAGAGGATCAGCCATCCACATAGACCAGGTTAAGGGGTGCATCATAAGAGTGTTAGGAATAAAACCCTGCATCATAATATGAGCATACGCCTTCAAAAGGTCTTCCATCCGACAAGAACCGTTTCCGGCACCAGAGAGGGAGCGACCAGTGCATGTACCATACACAGAAGATGTTGGGGTAATATTATCAAAAAGGGTAACACCCATGGCAGTAATAAACTGCATACCTTTTTGTTCTTTTTTACGAGCAAGCGCCGTTCTTGCGGCCCGGATGTGCATATTGATAACGTCAAACTGAGAGTAGCGTTGCATCTCTTCAGTAATTTTAAAAGCAAGACCAGTCTTTGCTACGTTAATCGTCACGGTTCCAGGTGCAATCTGCAGTTGCTGTTCTGGGTAGGTTTGGTTTTCACCAAGGTCATAGGCGACCAATGAACCAATTGTCGGGAAAGTAATTCTAGCAGCAGCAGAGTACTGTACCCTATCCAAGAGAGCGGGGATGATCATCATAGGCTCTACAGGTTCGCGCATAATATCTTCAACAACTTTTGGCATCCAAGCAGCTGCATTAGGTGTAGCAATTGCATCATCATAAGTCAATTGTTTTTGAGAAGCCGAATTAAAGCCGTTATTCATCCAAGTGTCTCGGAATAGTTCATAACTGTCGCCGAAGGTTGTTTTGTTCTTAGTATTCATTATATTATCCTCCTTCGACTTTTTATCGTAAGATCAGGTTAACGATGATCATTCGCTCTGCAGCGTTAGCATACGTCAACTGATCGGTTCGTCCACCAGTAGCAGTACCAGGAGTCTGCAAGTTAGCAGCAGTCTGGCCCATATAACTAGTATGAACTCTATCTAAATAATCTTTGGACCAACGACCTTCTCCAAAGGTGAAAGTTCCAATGACCTGACCAACTACGCCAAAGACGTGGTTGTCAACAATTTGCTCAATCTGATTAGAGATAATGCTATTATCAGTTTGAGTGTCATACTCCGGATCGGCAGCCCATGGATCTCCAGAAGCGTCGTATCCGTCTCCACCAGCCAAATTAAGTTCAGCCTTAATAAGGTTACTGTGATCATCAAACGTAACAAAGTCACCATAGTCGAGATTACCAGTAGCACAAGCATACGTACTAAGAGTGTTAGTAGCGCTACCTTCTGCCATGTAATGGTAATAGGTGATCGTTCCAAGTACCGTAAACGGACTAGGAATAGCGTCTCCACCATCTTCATACACGAAAAGCATTCCAACTTCATAATCCATGAAGAAGTCACCAGCAGCACTAAGGCTACTAATAGAATCAACTTCGCGGGTCAATCCGCCGAGAGACGAAGTGATCGGGCTATCTTCAGTAATGTGAGCTACTGGGTAATTCACAAACATATAACCTACAACACTGTCGCCAGCAGTAACACCAGAATAACGGGTTACTTCTGCAATCTGAGTAGAATTAAACCAACCAGCAACACGAGGAGTAGTAGTTCCGTCGAAGAAATCTTCAAGCGCACCATTAGCTCCAGCAGTATTATCATTGGCCATTGTTTCGGTAGTTGCCAGAGCCGGAAGCACTGGGAAAGTACCTACATAGTCACAAGTAACGGCGCAAAGAGCTTGCGGGCGAAAGTTGTGTTCAATGAGATTTGCCGGATTGTAATGATCTGTTCCAGCAGCTTTGTAATAATTGTAAGACGCGAAACCAATCGGCCTGGAAATAAAATCCATGGCGTGCTCAGTATGGCGAATCAAACCACGTTCACGAAGACCAGCTGTAAGTTCTGCCCTTGTATAAGATACACCAGCAGCAACAACGGTTGTACCAGTAACAAGATCAATTACGCCTTCGCTGGCATCTGTAGTAGTATAAGTAAGAGCAGTAGCGCCAGAAGCGATATTCCAAGCTTTTCGCAGACCAGCAGGAACTAACTTACCTTCGCGGTCTTCTGCAACAACCTTACCCGAAGAAACCACGTAATAAGTTTCATATTCTTGCTCGTAACGAACAGTTGGCAGCCACGATGCAGGCGTGCTCTCAAAGTGCGGACGATGAGATTCAGACCACTCGAAATTAGGAGTGATTCGTCCCATACGATCCCAAAATTTGTGATTACTAACATATCCTCTAGGAATTGTCATATTTATTTACCTCCCTTAATCTATTCAGCAGTTTTATCTTCTTTTTTTGCTGAAAGACTATCAAATGGTACGATTTTTGGATCAATAACTTTTAGCCCTACCATTTTACCATAAAGTCTTTTTGCGTTTAGTATTTTATCGTCATTGATAAAATCACGAATATTTTCAATAGCCGAGATAGCAGATTGAGACAGACCATCAGCAAGTTGCTTATTATCGATATCATTATTATCGGTAGGGTCATCTACTGTTTCGCTCGGGTCTGGAGTGTTTGGCATGCCATCATTCATTTTAGACATAACATCTTCGATTTTAAAATCTGCCATAATAACAGGTTTCTGTTCTTCAATATTAGCATCTTTCAAAGAATCATTAGCAATTTCAACACTTTCAAACTTACCATTAAGTACTCCAACTAACGCCAAATGATCTTTTTGGGCGGCAGTCAAAGATGCTCCAAGTTCTACATATTTGTCAACTTGTGCCATGTAATCAGCAATTTGAAATCTAAGTTCTTCACGCAATACATTTAGTTGATTATTAAGTTCTTCATTTTGTTTAATAGAGTCATCTAAAGCTTGTTTGTTCTTTTTAGCTTCGTCTTCATGTGCAGCGCATTTACCACAAGGTCTATCTAATTTCAAGTTTCTTGAAATCATTTCTGCTTCTGCCATGTTAAACAACTCTTTAGTTTCGTCGTCATTCAATTTACCAACCAGTTCACATGTAGGTAATTCAAACTTATCTTCTTGTGGGTCTTCTACAACAGCTTTATCTTCTTTTTTACTGTCGCAACCAAGAGCTTTAGCCTTGCGATCAACACAAGCAAGAATTTCGTCTTTATTACCAGGTCCTTCGTAACGACCAATTAAACGACGTGCCGCAGTAACATGTGCACAATCAGGAACCGGAAAAGAACGATCAGGACCACAAAAAGTTGATTTAGACAGTTTTTTACGCTGTTCTGTACTCAATTTTGCATCTGCCGCTTCCCACTCTTCCGAGGTAATAAGCTCTTCATCAAGCATTGCTTTAAGCTCAACTTGCATCTCATCACATATAAGATCTGAATCAATTTCCTGATTGGCAGGTTTTTCTACTTTAGGATCTGCCATATTTTCTTCCTCCTTAAAGTCTCTAAAAGAATAAGCAATATTACTTGGTCGTTCTTCAGAGGTTTTATTCCAATTGTCCATTGAAATTTTAAATTCTTTGTTTGAGTCTTGGTGTCCAATAGCAATCTGAGTGAGTGGATCGCCATCAAAAACAACAAGACTTACTTCGTCATAATTATGGACACCTGGAATGATGCCACAAATTACTCCATTGTCATCTTCTTCTCCGTCAGTATATTTGCCGCCAGGAGAGTGATCACAAAATCCTTCTTTCGCAAGATTTTGACGACATTCAGAACAATAGGCTTCGCCAGGAGACCTAAAAGAAGTAGACACTGCGTCAAATCTTCCGTCTTGGATCTGTTCTATTGTTTCTTTGTCATATATAATACCTTTAAGTTTAATATAACCGAGTCCTCTCCAGTTATCCTCAAAAGGTATACCAGATTTTAATAGTTTTCTAGATGCTTTGATTTGGTCATTGATAGAATTAGAACTATCAAGCAAAGTAAGAACATCTTTGTTGTTAGCTAAACCCTCAGGAATGGTAGATATATATTCTGCACCTATGATAACACCAACAGGATCAGCACTTGAGTCGTGATGTTTTAATATTTTTGCTGGTTTATTGCGTTGTATAAAAGTTTTAGCGCCATCTTCCATTCGAGACGGAAGATAAAAACGCAAATTGTCATTAAACAAAGCAGAGTGTGTAGCTTCAAAAGTAACTTCTAATCCTTGCCGAACCCGACCTTGCGAAGAAAGATCATCGCTAGAAGTTTCAATTAAAGAGTCTTTCCATTCTGTGATTTCTTTATCTGTAGGCTTTACAACCTTAAAATAATCTCTAAAGAGACTAAGATCTTTAGGCATAATTGTACAATCCTCCTATTTTATTTAGTTACCTGCATAGTACAAGTACAATGTGGATGCAATGGTGGCAACTCTTCGTAAATTATAGCATCAGTAGATTTGTATTTCAAAGCGCCGCCATCACAAATATTACATGGATGGTCACTATTTCTAATAGAACTAATCTCTTCGAAGTTATTTAATCTATATCCACTACATAGTCCATAGTTATATGCGCGCATTATTTCACTATTGTCAATCATATGAGTTCTGTGTTCTAATGCATCAAAAACCAGACCAACAAATACTGCATCTTCGGCTTTTAAATTCTTGTTTTTTGTAGTATGTGATTTTATATTTTTAATTAAATGGTCTCTAAGTTTGTATGTGTATTTTTCAACATGATCTTGAATTCTGCCATCAATCTTACTTATGTTTACCTCATAAACAATATGACCAGTCTCTCTTAAGCCAGCCCTGTATGCCTGTTTACATAAACTAAAAAGCCTGTCTCTTGCTTCTAAGAACGACATATTTATAGAAAGAATAAGGTTATCCAAAGACACCCCATTAGTACGTACAGTATCTACTATATCTGTTTTAATACTTGAATATATAGATCCAAGTGGAGATTGTTGTTTATAGACAAAATCCAGTGCATCTTTGTTAACTTTGGCAGTTGGTCTTTTCCCGTGTTGGTTTGCCGGTTGGCTTTTATTGCTTATAGAATTACCACCAGAAGATGTATTTTGTTTTGCACGAGAAGCAGATTCTGCTTTTGCAACTTCTGTATGTGGCTCATCAACAGCTTGAATAAGAGCTTTGTCTCTTTCTATTAGGCCATAGTTGGTATTTGCCCAGTCGCCATCACCTGCTGTAAACATAGTGCTTTTGTCTTTGCTAGTTGGCCAACCATCTCCTTGAAAAGGTTCTCTTCCAAGTTCTTGTCTAAGTTCAGAATGCGTAATTGCGTTTTTAAGGAATAAATCTACATAATGATTTTCTTTAGCTTGTCTAGCCTCAAAATCTATCTCTTTAAATTTAAGGGTAACTTTAAATTCTTTGTCAAACAAAGTAGATTCTGGAAACGAAGACTCAAGTAATAACTCTTGTAATACATGAGAGTAAAACTGAGAGCCAAATTCTTTTTGATTAGCCTTTGTGTCGTCAATAAGGTTTCTTGACATTGTTTGAGCAGTAGAACGATTAGCTGTTCCACCCTCTCCCATGTCTACAGAAGAAACACCAAGACCAGTAAAAATTCTTTGTTTAAAATGCTCAATTACTTTATCAACAGCAATAGGTGGAGATGAACCCTGTAGCGGAGTAATAGCGTGTCTTTCTGGAGTCACCCAACAGCCATCAGATGGCATAGCCTGAACAGCAGCTTTTACTATATCAATTTCACTCTGGCCATCTGAAAACATAGCAGCAGGTGCATCAGATGTACCAACCTGATAATGAAACAAAGGGAAAAGGTGTTGGTATACAAGAAGCTCAACATTTTCTTCTATTCTGCGCAATGCACGAATATCATCTTTAACAGGGACAACATCTGGAGTTCCAACAGAATAACCTGGACGTTTTTCAAAGTGAAAATGAACAACATCTTCTGGCTTGAACTCTTTTGTTACTTTTCCATATACTTCTTGTTGGTACTTATGTATTTTGCCATACTCATCTCTTTTAAACCTTACAGTTTCAGACGGCATTAAGAAATATCCAGCAATTGGATTAAGTTTCTTGCCAGACGGAAGCACACGAACTTTTCCACCAGAAGCAGATTGTTTACGTACTTTTACCCAAAAAGCGTTGTTAGTTCTTATCAAAGAAGCTACAGTATCGGAAATTAACATAGGAAATGGAACACCAGTTGCGTGCTCCATTTGTTGAAATCTTTGTTTAATATATCTAATTCTATTAATATCAGAACTAGAAAAAGAATAACCCTCTTTAAGGAATAGGTTCTTTTTTACTTTGAGTGCACGTTTATAATAAGATTCAGTATCTAAAATACGACCAGTTTCAACTAAGTCCCATTCTGAATTTTCCCATCTTAAAGTAGGTGCTCTTCCTCTTCCAATATTTGAGGTGTATACTTTTGTTGGTGGCGGCAAAGCCACTGGAATAATAGATCTTTTCTCTGGAACCTTAAAACCATTATTTTCACTCTTGGGAGCGTCCTGGTTTTGTTCAGGTTTGTTGTTATCCATTACCGCCAGTTCTCCTCTCATATTCAGCTATAAATTCTCTGGCACTTGACAAGTCTTCAGCTGTCATATCTTGCAAACAATTCTTAATAATAATACCTGATTCGACAGTTTTTTGCTTAACTTCATTTGTTTTTGCGCTGTTATCAATAGTTCCAATCCCACTATTAATTCCACTGTTACTGTTTTCTTTTGAGCCAACTGTTTGTTTTGTATCTATTTTCTTATTACCGTTGGGTGGAATAACTCTTATATCACCATTATCTAGTACTTCAAATTGTGTAGCGCTTTGTTTGTTCATCGTGTCTTCTAGGATAAATTTCATTTGTTGCACATCTAAATTACTATTAGTGCCACACTTTAGGCCATTTTTAGAAATTGCTTTAAGGATAGATTTTATTACTAAAATCAACTGAATAATGCGAGACCTAATAACAGAACTATCTGATTTTTTGCTCATCCACCCAAAGTCAGTACCTAAAAGGTCATAGATCATTTGAATAGCATAATCAAACCAATCTTGAACATACCTAATAGCACCCTGAGAAATGTTGCGCATCTGAACTATAGAATTAACAAGTGGTTCTGGATCAAAATATCTTTTAGCTTCTTTTACAGTGCTTTGTTTTTCTGGAGGATTGTTCTCATTGCCTATAGAAAATTCTTTGCTCCATTTTTCTGATTGTGGAATATCATCTTTACTCCACCTTGTGCCGTCACGTGGATTACCACGCTTTAAAGGCGGTGGAACTTTGTTTCTTTTGTTTCTATCTTTTCGTTTAAGATCGGCCCACTTCTGATCTCTTTGTTCTCTTTCTGCTGTAGATATAGATGGTTTCACAGATTCTTTCATTTCATCAACAGCAAGATCTGTTTCTTCTTCTGGCCACTCTGGTATTGTTGGATTATATTTTTGACCATCAGGAGTATTGAATCGCTCCATCTCACCATTGGCCCATTGTCTTTCTGTGGGTTCTACGCCAGCGCCAACATCACTAGAAAAGTTTTTATGTGTTGGAAGTGCAACACCAATATCTGCTTCTGCAGAAACAGATGCCTGGCTGAATGGGATCTTTGCGTTTTGTGCTAGTATAATAACTTCATTAATATGATCTACAACACAAAGCATTGGAGCAATAAGCATTTGTACTAGTTTATCTAACCATTGTGCTAGAGCATCTAAAAATGGGCTTAATATTGCGCCGACAAGATTAATAATGAAATCAACATTAAATTTAACATCTAAGTTTAATTTTGCTAGATAATTTGTTAATAGCGCTAACATTGCAAGAAGATCTTGTGGACACAATCCAGACAACAAATTCAATAGTTCACAAATATCTAAATACATTCCAGGATCTTTAAAAAGATCACGTATCTGATCTAGGATATCTGTGCGCATTTTAATATTTAAAAGATGAACCTCTAAAAGATCACCATCTGGAAGCAACCCATCAAGATCCAATAATCTATCAAAACAAGGTATACATTCTGTAAGAAGCTTTCCTACTTGCTCACCTTTTGTTTTTGCAGATGTGTCAGACCCAAAAATCTTTCTATAGTCAAAATCTTGTTCTCTAGATCGTAATCCATTCATAAAAGCGTCTGGATTATCCATAGAGTTATTCCAGAAGTTCAATCTATCATTTGCTTTATTATTGGCTGTTGTGTATGCAGGGTCTTCTTTCTTAACTCCAGAAGCCTGATGCATACCTGGATAATACCCCATCTGCTCTCTTACTCGTGTAGAAAAATTCCTAGTGGAGTAAACATCTTTATAGTGATAAGCAAGGGCGTAATCTTCTTCTGCCCAATTGGCAGCTTCTACTTCAAAAGCCCTAACTATTAAAGCATAATCTTGTTGTGCCAACGGATTCTTTTTGTTAACTCTAAGTTTAACTTTTACTGTTTGACCATCAGAAGAAGCAATAACTTTCTTCTCGTTGGTGCGCACAACATTTTTATCATCAGTAAAACCCATTATTCGGTAGCTTTCTTAACTGGTTCTGTAAGGCTATCTACTGCTACTCCACCAGCACGTTTTTTAGCTTCTATCTCAGCTTTTAAAACTTGAGATTCAGCATGAGGTGTACTTCCATTATATGTAGGCTGTACGGTACCCTGTCCATTCCCAGCAGCAGGAGAGGTGGTTGACCCGGTTCCAGCAGGAACGGCAACCTGGACAGCCTGACCTGGATTAACAGTTACTGAGGTCTGTACTGGTAAGTTACTAGGCAACATCATTTGCTTTGCGTCTTTACGTGTGACAAAATCACCAAGCAACAAAGGAAACAATTTATAGTAGCCTATTTCTACCTGATAGGTATCATACGCCTCTTGGTTAATTTCATCTATTACCATCATTATTAGGTTCTCCTGTGTTATTTGCAATTTTACCTAATTCTTTAACACATATTTTATACATATCAAAAGTAACTTCTTCGGACCGTATGCCAAATACTCTACCTATTGCTTCTATAACGCTTAAATGTTGCCCTGTATTAAGAGGTACTTTTACATTTTTACATCTTTCTTCTATTTCACCCTCAAGTACTTTTGAGTCTTCAATTATTTTAGTATAACCATCAACAACTTCTTTTGCTTTTCTTCTCCTAGTGTCCAAACCCTCTTCTTCTTCGTTGGGAACATTAGACATATAAGGTAATAATACTTCACGTGGATTCTCTGGAACCCACTGAACACCAGCATTTTCACTTAATAGATTTTGATCATCTGTATTCAATAATTTTTTAATATCCATTAGATTATACCGCGTTCTCTGTAAACTCAACCTTAAGAACTATATCGCTTTTGTTTTGTGCTGGGCTATTCGGCGGGCAAGAAATTAAATACCAAAACGGATAATAAGTAGCATTATCACCAGCAACACTAGATCCGATGTTATCCATATGAATATGATCTCCCCAGTCAACATCTCCCCATTCAGCATCTGTAGGTTGATCTCCACCTTTATTTATCTTTACGCCCCATCCAGTTTCTGTGTATCCAACATCACCATAAGGATTAGCATCTACCAAATCAACAGGAGTAATAACAATATTTGAATACCATTTGGTTAAATCATCATTACGCAAATACAACGTGACAGTCTTTTCGTCTCCATCTTTACCATCGTGCGTTGTTGTTATGGGATTTGTAGTGTCTCCATCAGCTGTAGCTAATGACATATTTCCATCGGAATCTCTAAAATATATTCCCAAGCTCATGTTATCCTCCTAGATATTAGAACGTGTAGGTCTATTACTGTGTATTTTTCTTCTGCTTTTTCTACGCTGTAAATATTCTTTCATTCTCTCTTCTTCTTGGTCAGTGTCCCAACCTAAACGGTTTGTATTCATTCCTAAATGATTATCCACTCTTCTGGCTTGATTTGCAAGTATATGTTTTTCTAAATCTGTTTGTTCTACTCCACCATCAAGTCTTCTTTCTTCTGGTCTGGATAATCTTTCTTTTCTTTCCTCCGCAGTAGAGGCTTTTTGGTTTCTCTTTGTACGCGGATCAAGAACTGCACCAACCTGTGTATTGACAACAGTAGCATGTAAGTCACTAAATTCCAACTGAAAAGCAACAATTGCCAAGTTAAGAGCGTCAAGCCTATGATCCATAACTTTTGGATCTTCAGTGGCATAAACAGGATTACCATTTGGAGAAATACGATCAACAATATAACTTCTAAGTTGTTTTTCTAATTTGTTGTCATATGATGATATTCTAATTAGGTTTTGTTCAAACAACCTAACAGAGCAGTTAACCATAAAAGGTTTAGCTGGTTTTTTGGTTTTTTCGTGTGTGATAGGATCTTTGATTTCAAGGGCAGCACCAGCATCATATTTCTTTAATATTCTTAATAAGTTAGCAGTATTTCTATCACCGTTTTTATGTGTGTGTGTCCATGCTGTTTTTCTAAGTAACTCATAATTAGTGCTTCCGTTGCCAGCATCGATATAAATATAATTGGGCATCCACTTTTTGTTCATCTCTAAAAGTTTAGAAATACCAGAAAGCTGTGTAAACTCTGACTTTTCAATATGTTGTGATTCAACAACTTGATATGTGTTTGTAAATGGATTAAACCCAAGTACTATAATTTCAGTACCATATTTTTCATTCCAATCAGTGCCAATAGTATATTTCCAAGAAGCATTTCTTTTTATTGAGTCATATTCATATTTAACAAGCGCACGATCAATATAAGAAGGTTTATAAACACCACCTTCAGATGTTCCCCATTCGGCTAAATATTCATGCTTCCAATCTTCTTCTGTAAACTGTGGCTTCTCTGCCTCTACTTGTTTCCAATGAGGAAGCACCTTGTAAGTAAAATGAAACTCTTTATATCCAGGACTTTCTTCACAAAGAGTATAATATGGTGTTTTAAATCCAGTAGGAGTAGAAAACCCACAAAGACTAGTATTTGGTGTTGTATGTAGAATAGGAAAAATACCACCTCGAAGAGCGGTACCATCTACATAATCCATTTCCTCCACATAAATATCATCAGCGTCCTGACCTCGACCAGCGAGACCTTCCTTCTTGCCTTTCGCTCCTGCGGGCACACCACGAACACGAGAACCATTGCGAATCTTTATTTCATAATAAGGAGCTTTTACGTCTCTTACAACAGAATCTCTTAACATTGGATGTGCAGCAATAAAAGACCTAAGTCTAATAAATATTTCTTCTACGTGAATCTTTTGAGGACCAGTAACAAAAATCTTTTTATCTTTATTAGTAAAAAGCTTATATAGAATTTCAACACACACGCTGTCAGTTTTTCCTGTCCTTCGACCAATACGCAAAACTTTCCTACGTGAAGTGCAACGTAAAACATTCTCTTGGTACCAGCGTGCAATCCAAGGTATATCACCAGGTAACCTAATGAATTGTTTAGCGAATTCTACTTTGTCACGGGTAGCCTTTAACATGTCAAGCTGCTCGTCTGTCATAGTAGCTTCCTCCATAGGAGAAACTAAGCTCTTTTTAATGCCTTTACAAAGTACCATAAACTTTTCGCCAACAGCCTTACCATCAAAAACAAACTTTTCATATTTTTTTAATTGCGTGCGAACACACTCGTGACACTGAGGGATTACCTCATCTACATTAAAGGGTAGTTCTAATTTTCTAAGATCTGATAATTCATCAACCATAAATCACCTATTGGTGCAACATCATACCTTCTTTACCAAGCATAGATCTAGCACTCATCATGCCTCTATTCATTGCTTGTAAAGATTGTTGTCTCATTGTATGTGCACCTTCCGTCATAAATGCAGTTTGATCTCCAACCCAACCAAGTTGTCTTCTATTTCGTTCGTTTTGTACTGCCTGATCAGCAGTAGCAAATGTTGCATCTGTAGCACCACTAAGTGCAGCACTACCAGCAAGACCACCACCGAAAAACCCAACTGCTCCACCAATAAGTCCACCTGCTACTGCCCCTACTGGGCCTAAGAAAGCACCAAGAGCAGCACCAGCTGCAGCACCAGCTCCAAGTCCTGCCTTACTACCTATTTCAAATCCAACAAGCCCAGCAGCGCCAGAAATCATTGCTTTGCCTTTCTCGTAAGGGCCACCAGGTGTTGTAAAGGCAGGGGCCACTACAAATGCGGCACTCATTGCTGGGCCTGCAACTTTACCAAGTTTTCCAAGCATTCCGGCTTTTGCGGCACCTTGTTCTGCTGATACAAGTGCTTTGGCTATTTTCTTATTGCCAGGATATTGCATTTGCATTTTTCTTAAGTTGGCAATATGTTGTGTGCTTCCAGGTTTATGTGTTCTGCGCCAAGGAGACTTTAATGCCTCTCCAGTAGTAGGAGCAAATATAGTTGCAGCGAGCCCGCCTCTAGCGTAACTAGACGAAAAATGTCGCTTTCCAAAATCTTGTGCCTTATATCTAGGATCAACTAAACCAGAAGGACTTGAGCCAAAATTTTCTTTAAACCATTGCATAATTATTTATTCCTGTTGCTTCGTAGCATAGAGCCACCTATATATGCAGCAGAACCAGCGCCAATTGCACCCATTGCATATCCACCATATTTATTAACAGCTGCTACGTTATTTCCAATAAATCTATTAGTTGCTACCAGTCCAGCACCGACAGCATTACTTGCTCTAAAGATAGAACCTCCACCAACACCACCAGCAGCATATCTTCTTGCTCCCATACGAGATCCAGCGCTAGCCATTCTAATTCCGGCTCCGGTTGCTTTACGTGCCAAATGAGCAATGCTAGTTCTTTGGTTAGCAGTACGTGCAGTATTTCGAATACCGCGACCAGCAGAAACAGTAGCACTGCGAGCAGCAGAAGCACCACGTCTTGCTAGTTTTCCAGCGTAATAACCGCCTACTCCACCAGCAAGAGCACCAGCTGTGGCACCACCAAGGATATCTCTCATATCCCCGCCTTCCCAGGCTTTATAGGCACCTCCAGCAGTACCACCGATCATCATTCTTCTCATAAAACCCATATATAAACACCCCTTATTTAAAGATACATATACATATTGTATTATACACTATTTTGTAGTAGCACTAAATCTACGGTGTTTTCTACCACCGTTATGGGCAGTACGGTAGCCAATACCAACAGCCTCTGTGCTAATCTTACGGAATTTTTTTATCCTTGCTGTGCGGCGAGGATCTTTAATATGTTTACCAACTGCTGTCTTCTGAGATATCATCTCAGCAGCTTGTGGTTTAATATTACCAGCTACCTTTGTTTTTGCAAAAGCATCAGCGATTACTTCTGTCCTAGCAGTAGCATTAATAGCAAAATCTGTTTTTGCCATAGAACTAGCGGCCAGTTCAGTTTTACCAACAAGATTAAAATCTATTTCAGTTTTTCCAGCTATGTTGAAATCAGGTTTTGTTCTAGCAAAATTCAGTGCATCACTTTTGGCCACGCCGGGATTATTTTTATTATAGTGGCTTATGGCATCTCGTCTTACTTGAATAAGTTTATCAAACTGATTATCTACAGATTGCATTGCATTTTTAACCCATTCAGTATTGGGATTTTTAACAACATCAGAAACACCAAGGTCGATAATAGCAACTCTTCCTTTGCCTTTGTCCCACATGATATTTCTATGCGCTATATCTTTATGCAGCACACCTTTCTTAGCCATCTCTTTTGCTTCTCGACGCGCTTCTGCAATAGCAGAATCAGGTAAACTTATACCTTGTTTATTAATTAACTGAAACGCATCTTTGCCAGACATTAGCTCCATGTATAATATATCTTTATCAGAACCATACGCTGTAGGAGTAATACCATGTCTACCAGTTTGTTTTAATGCCTTAACTTCTGTTATGAAACTTTTTTCAATCGGTTCCATAATCATTGGTATGTCGCCAAAATTCTTTCTTGTACTTTCTAGTATTTCTTTTCGGGCATATGAAAACTTCTGACCACCTACAACTGTTTCATATTGCCAAGTCTCTCCAAAACCACCTTCACCAAGTTTTTTGACTCTTTTGCCTTGTCTAAGAGATTCTTGAAACATTTTGCTTTTAATAAGATCGTCTGTATTTTGCCCAAGAGCTTTGGCTAATCCTTTGACGGCATCATATTTAGAACCAAAATCGCTTATGTCTTTTATTGATCTAGCACCAAGGCTATTTTTTGCTCCAGGATGTAATCCAGGTTTAGAATTATAACTATCGCCTTTCTTTAATCCTTTGTTAATAGACTTGTTGGATTTTAATTTAACATTGTTAAATACTTCACCATAGATCATAGCTGTTTTCTGTTGGTAATATTGTTTTTTTAAAGCACGTTGTTGTTCAACAAGAACACCACCGCCACCTTTACGTATTTTACTTTGTACTCTCCGCAATTCTTTCACGGTATTCATCATTTGTTCTGGTCTTACAGGTCCATAAACATCAATACCTTCACTCTTGCGAAGCAATGCAGCTACTTCCATTCCTTCTTTGCCAAGCTGTTTCGCGTATTTAGCTTCTTCTTTGATTACTTGTGGCGACCAGTGTGAACCAAATTTCATCTTTGCTAACTCTGCAGGATCAGAGCCGAATGCTTTCTTGACACGAGTACCATATTTTACTTCTGCAATTTCATGATAGAGACCTATTTCTTCAAGCGTTTTAGTATATCTACTATATTTCTTGCTGCCATATTTAATTCCGCCTTCCTTAAGGACATCGAACGCAAACATTTTTACATTACCAGGATATACAGTTCTGCCTTCGACAAAAGACAATGGTCCAGCTAATCTCAAACGCTCGGCGTGTGTGGCGATAGCTTCTTTAGAGGCTCCTTTACCAGCAACAGCCGAAACATACTCTTCAATTGTTTTAACGACAGTAATATCCTCTTGTTTGATAATATTTTTTAAAGAAGGTTTTTTCTTTCTAAATACTTTTCCTACTGTATTAAGCAGTCTACGCCAACCAGAACCAAACTCAGTTAATTTTTTCCTTGTGTTTTCAGCCATCCCTCCATGGCGAAGACCTTCAATAGTATTGTGCTCATCGTCAGATCCAGAAAATATATTATATCCGAGTACTGCTGCAACACCAGCTGTTAGTCCTGCTACTGCCATACTTAGTTTGCTCTTTTTATTTGTTAGTGCATATTTAAGCCTGCTTCCAACAAGAGGATTTGAAATATTCCCAAATGATCTTTGGGCTTCAACTATTTTTAATTCTCCTTGTTTTGTAAGTGCAATGTCCAATGCGCTGATTTCATATGGCAAATATACGGAAGCTTTTGAGGCGAATTTCTCTAGTCTTTGTTTCATTTTTTTATCAAAGACAGGTTCTATAATTTCAAAAGGATTACCTTTAAATTCACCTTTGTCGGCCAAATCTTTCATTGCAGTATAGCCAAACTTCTTTATTGTTTCTCGTGTTTTTGGACTGCCGAATCTATATGTTGTATGTATGGGTAGGCCACCCGCTGTAACTACACGATACTCTTCAGCAATATCTATTTTTGGTTGAACTAAATATTTTGTTGGGTTCCAGGCAACCTCTTCTTGGATGTCCATAGGAACTTTATCCATGTTAAGCCATACACCTTTTCCAAGTGCAGCATAATTTTTCTTTAAGACTATATTCTCTAGGCTACCCCCAGCTCTTTCTAAAAATTCCTCTGCCGCTTCGTCTCCTATAAAAAATTCACCAGCTGGCATTGTTTCTATATGTAGATTGCTAATTCCACGTTTTTTTAACAGTTCCCAGGTAGCTAACTTGTCATTGCCAATATCCCAGTTACCAACGTTTAATCCATGTTTTGCAATCTCTTCTATTTTTTCAGATCCAGAATGGACGTATGTAAGACCCTTGAATCCCTTAACATCACCTAAAGAAGAAGTTGGGTTGATTGGTCCGAAAAGAAGATTCATTGTGCCCCTGGCAACTGGTTTAAGTTTTTTCCTATTTATTCCGGTAAAATCTTTAAATGCAAATGGGTCGTATGTCCTAAGTCCATGTTTCGTTCCAATCTTTCTCATTCTTTTAAGTTCTGGATACCGTGACATCTCTTTCTTGCTAAATGGATATATTAACTTTGAAATGCCTTTGTATGCGCCAAAACCACTAATACCTGCGGCACCCGCACCAACAAAAGAAAACTGTTTAGTTTTTTCTTTATTTTCTCCTTGATACCCAGAACCAAAATCAGTTAGCTTTTTCCTAGTGTGTTCAGCCATCCCTCCGTGGCGCAAACCCTCTATAGTATTATATATATTGTCAAATCCAGTTTTTGCGACTTTTACTGTAGAGTCATATCTGTCTTTTAAAGTATTTTGTACTTCTGTAGAATACTCATCTATATAATCTAAATATTCATATGGAAGTTCGCCCATGAGACGTTCTTCCATTGTAGCTGTCTTTCCTTGAATTTTTCCTTTTGCGTAGTAATAAAGCCCAGGTATGCCTTCTGTAATAACATGTGGTAAGCCTGCAATAAATTTACCAGCAGTATCGACAAAATCAGATTTTTGTCTTTTGGCTTTTTCAACAAGCATAGTAGAAGAATGATGCTCATCTTCGTGTATTGTCCAGTTCTCTTTAAATTCATGAAGATGATGTTTTAAATCTAAATGCCTAAAACTTTCTGAAGAAAGCTGGCCAGTTTCTGGGATTGCTATTTGTACAGGAAGAAAACCTAATTGACCAAGTTCTTCTTTGTTTATTATTTTTTTAGGTATTAAAATACGTTTGTGGCCGGTACCACTATATACACCATATTTATCTAGTGCTTCAGTAAACCATTCAAATTGTTTTTCTAATTTTGCTTTTTTGTCTTCGGCGCTGGCAAATACTGAATCTTCTTCGAATAGACCAGAAGATACAGGTTCACTGAATTTATTGGAATAAGATCTTATTGAAGATTTGACTAGGCTTGCAATTGTTGCCACTATTCATCACTGGTCCAATCAGCGTCTATAATTGAAAGGTCTTCTGATACTTTTTCTGCATCAGCTTTAATTTTATCAAGTGATGAGGTATTTTGCGGGAGTTGTTCGTCGCTAAACTTGTCTTTTAGGTCTGCCAAGAAGGTGGAAGCATCTGTTTCTTCTGACTTTTTAAGGGCTGCAGCTTTTTTCCATTTTTCTCTTCTAGTGGCAGACATTGCTTCTAGAATTGACATTCTGTTACGATGGGCTGTTTCTTTTGCGGCCAGCAAAGGATGGAGACTTACTGTCTCTGTGATATTACCATCGCGCTCAATTATGGTACTAGCCAACAATGAGGCGTCTTCTGGGTCTCTCGCGCCAGACAAACCAAGATTAGCTCTATAATCAATAAGATCACACTCTATAAGTTTATTAATTAATGTCATCTCTGATGGACTCTCCGGGTCTATTACAAGATCCTCCATATAACTTTTAGTAAGAGATTGTATTAATCTTACCTCGTAAAGACACTGCCTTCCAATGGGCCAATTTTTTTCGTCGTGAAATGTACATAATTTATTAAAACACTGCTGCCCAGGACAAAGCATTGGAATTGCAGCACTAACACCGTATTTCATACGAACTACACTATTTTTAAAAGATAACGCCTGTTCTGGAGTAAAAGTAACATTGCTATAATCAGAAAGATCCGTTTTAAGAAAATTAAAAAAATCTGTTTTTTGTAGCTTACCATCAACAAGCTCGTTGCCATCTAATACTAAAAGTTCACCTTTTGGCTTGCCACTACCTGATCCGCCCATATTTATCTCACTCCTATTGTGTTGACATCGTGCTTTAAATAAAAATCTTTATATAAACCATTAGAGATTGTACTGTGATTTGTTATTGACTCTCCAGTCATAGCCAAACGTGTACTTGGAACAGTGTGCATCATTGGAAGAATAGAGCTAGTAAAAAAGTCTACACGACACATGTCGGTACAGTCTATGCATATAAGATCAGCATCTTGACCGCGAACACCCATATGTGATGATGCCTTAAGAATGCGTATGCGTGAACCATTTTTAAAACCTAATTCTTGATATGGTGCCTTGATGCTTCTTGTAATATCATTTTTAAATATTGCACTACGATTAATTATATCTTTAACATTATTAAACATTGAATATCTATCGTATGGTGTACACACAATAACTCTAGCATTAGAATTACAAAGTGCTTCGTATAGCGCCACCCCACAAAGACCAAAAGTCTTGCCCTGTCGTCTAGGTAAAACCAATGCACTTTTTGTACAAATACTAGTGCTTTGTAGGAATTGCAGTTGAGGTCTCATAAAAGTTACATTTAATTTATTGCTAAATTCATCTATTCCAATTGATCTAGTCATTATTCGTAATCCGTACTTTTAATAATCCTACCAACTATATTACCCCACACATCTCTCATTTGTATTTCATCTTTTGGCATATTATCATCATATTCTATTTTAATATCACTAGCCTTAAATGGTACGGTAGACTGATAATTAAATGGCACTGCGCGATCTAATTCTCTAGGATCGCCAACGGTACCACGAATAAAAGCTTCTGCATCAAAATACCTTGCAAATATATAATATGGCATACGTGTAGTAAAGGCACTAGAGTCTATGGATAACCAACCATTGTTTTCATCGTTGTCTACAATGCTATATGCCACCCCATGTTTAAAATGCAAGAAAGGAACAATACAAATAGCAGCTCCACCCTCTGGAATCTTAAATTCACATTTTGAATAATTAGGATGCACGATCCACCAGGACTCGCCTTTGTCACGCGGATACTTTAAAGGATCAACATTTAGTATAATTTTATCTTGCATTTATTTGTGTAGCCTTCCCAGCCAACCATCTGGCAGTTCTGTATAATAATCAAGATTACCCTTGCATTTCCATACATGGTAATCAGCACCAGTAAATTGTACCAAATCTGGAAACAAATGGCCAGGATTTTCTCTTTTAAAATCAATACGATGCGCACCGTTCTTAATTTCATACCCATCAAGATAAGGTTCATATGCCCATAGTGCATCTATGCTTTTAGGATGGTTTAAAACAACTTTAGCACCAACAGACCTTAGGTATGGTAAAACAACTCTTAAAGAAACTGGGTCTTTTGGTCTATGTATATATCCTTCAATGGGGCGATCTGGAATGTTAATAGCTGACACATGGGCAGTATGTTTCCCTATGCGCACATCTAGTTCAGCAAACCTAACTGGATAAACACCGAGGTTCCATACTTTATTCATTGTTTTCTTAGATGCTATGTAACTTCCGTGACATCCGACAGCAATATAATCATATTTTCTTTGTTTTGCCGCCCGACCCAAAATACGAACATATTCATCTCTATATTTAGTACCGTTTCCATTTATATGGGCATGTGACAAAAACTTCATAGTTTATTTCCTCTTCCATTTGAGTACAAACTCATCACAGGTATCACAACAATCTGTAGTTCTTACTTCTACCCATTCGTCGTACTCTTTATCAAGCAAATCTTCTAATTGTTCATGTACATAATCTTGTGCGTTATCAAACTTCTCGCCGTGCAAACAAAAGAACAAATCTTGTCCAATATTTACCTCATGACAATGTTTACACCACCCACAAGTATTTATGATTTTATGTGTTTCTGGTCTCATTTAATCACCATGTTTCATTCTAGTGTATCGTTCTTGAAGAACCTTGTAGAGATCATCTCTATTTGTTTCTACTATTTGTAGGATATACTCTGCTGTCCAAAAACTAACTAATTTATTGATTCTGTCAT